ACAAATGAGCCAAGAAATTTCCGAGTTTCAAAAACTACTCGACCGCCAGGGAATCAAATACTTCTCGGCGAAAGAGGTTTTCTTTCTCGGCAATTCCAATTCGTTCCTCAAGTGCAACGCGCTCCCCGCACAGGCGCTTTGGCCTAACATCATTCCGACCCTCTACGCAGCCGACGCAATCCGCGAGCGGCTTGGCGTGCCGATCCAGATCCTCTCGGGCTATCGCAACGAAGCCTACAACAAAGCCATCGGAGGCGCGAGGAACAGCCTACACACGCGCTTCATGGCTCTCGACATCACAGCTAAGGTCTCCATTCCCGACCTCGTAAAAATCGCGAAGGACGTCCGCAACGAAAAAATCTTTACAGGCGGAATCGGCACCTACGCCGGATTCGTTCATATCGACTGCGGGCCGCTCCGCAACTGGCACGGATGAAAAAAATGGAAAAGAGCCGCGAAGCCGTAATGGTTGAAGTCCGCAAGCTCCTCTCCGAACATTTTGACGCCGGTTTCACCGTTGTAACTTGGGAGCATGAAGGCGACACGTTGCACTCGGAAATTAAATTTGGCAACCGCTACGCGATCGAAGGGCTCTTGGACCAAGCGCAGGACATCATTCACCCGCCGGAAGATGAAGATGAAGAGGAGGAACTCATATGAAAGCCACGCTTGAATTTGACCTACCCGAAGAGCGTATGGAACACATTTGCGCAGTCAAAGGCATGGATGCGATTTCAGTCTTGGACGATCTTCTTAACGAAATCCGATCATTCCTTAAATACGACGGCGGCGAGTTTTCCGAGTGGCGTGACGAAGGAGGATGCAGCCACACCGCATGCGCCGAAACTCTTGAAAAAGTGCGCAGCTACATTTGGGAACTCCGCAAGGATAACGAAATCCCTGACCTCGTATGAATATCTCAAAAGGCTGGAAAAAATGGATGGCAGTCGGATGCTCGCACGGCGATCAAATCGACCCTGAAGCCCGCAAGGCCGTACTGACATTCCGCGAGCGTTGGAAGCCGGAGACGACATTTCACTTGGGCGATTTTCTGGACCTTGCCGCATTCCGAGCAGGCGCGGTAAACGACCCGAACTCCAGCGACCGAGCAGCCAGCGTGAGCGACGATCTGAGCGCGGGAATTGATTTCCTGCACGAACTCAGGCCGCAGCACATCCTATTTGGAAACCACGAAGCCCGGCTCTACAAGCTCGCAGCCTCGCCAAACGCGCTTGCAGCGCATGCAGCCACGCTTACCATACAAGCAATCGAGGAGGCCGCCAAGAAGCTTAAAGCGCGATTGTATCCGTATCACATCCGCAGCTACGCCGAACTCGGAGGAACGAAATTCCTCCACGGCTACATGTTCAACGTGCAGGCGATCCGAGACCACGCTGAAACCTACGGCAACTGCCTTCTCGCGCACCTTCACCGAGTCGGCAGCGAACGCGCCCGCACACTCGACGGAGCAACCGGACACTGTACCGGCATGCTCGCCCGATTCGATATGGAATACGCCAGCACACGCCGCGCAACGCTCGCGTGGTCGCAGGGCTTCGCCTACGGATTCTACAACGATAAAACGATCACAATAAACACATGCGAAAGAAAACACAATCACTCCTGGCTTCTGCCAATATAACCGCCGCCTGGGAGCGAGTATTTGAACAGGCAAAAGTTGACGACCTCGAACAACTCCACAGCGAGGGTTGGCAGAGTGTTTACGACATCTCAGAGCAATCTGGGAGATGCCGAAACACGCTTTCTTGCACTCTCGACGCCGAAGTAAATCTGGGACGCTTTGAAAGAAAACTTGCCAAGGTAAAGCGCGGGGCGCAAATAAGACAGCTTGTGTTCTACCGTCCGCTCGCAAAATAAAAAAGCCGTTTCACCGCACCAGCATTGGACGCGCAGGTTTGTAAAGACTTTTCTCAAAATTTATTTTCGGGAAATCTCAAAAAAATCTTTTCATTTTTCGGAAAGATGAAAAATTCCCCTCAACGCAAGGGTTGCGCTCTAAAAATATGAAATTTAAAACATACATCTGCGAGGGGTACGACCCTCTTTTCGGTCCGATTCGGGACATGATAGACGCCTGTTCTTATCAAGAGGCAAAAGAAAAATTCTTTAACCTTCACGGCATTTATGCGTTGAATGTCGATTTGGAGCGATAACATGGAACCCGACTTCATCACCCACAATTTGCAGTTTGCTTGGGAGGCATTCAAAGCCTTCGGGCCGGTCGCGATCTTCGCGGCGCTCACATATTGGATCACAACATGGGGGGAGAAATGAACGCCTTGACTTGGAACGACGCAGCGATTTTGCCGGAGGTAAACAAGACCGTCATCCTTCATTTTGGATTCGATCTTCTGGAGATTGGGTGCTATTCAAAAAATGGATGGGAGCTTATGACGGGACTCCCGCCACACGAGATAGTCACGCATTGGGCAGAGTTTAACTATCCGTCCGAGGAGGGCCTTGAATGAGCGCGACGCTTGCCATTTCCATCGCCGTGCTTACGCTCGGCTCGTGCGTGGCTTGCTACCACATCGGACGCGAGGCGGGGCGGCTTAAGAAGAAGGACAAATGAAAACCATCCTTGCTATTGACCCAGGAACGACGCACAGCGCATACGTGTTATATGGGAATGGAATTATTTTTGATCATGGCTGGATATCAAATTATGACATGCGCCAAGTGCTCATCGGTATTGAATACGACGCCGTTGCAATCGAAATGGTTGCCTGCTACGGCATGGCGGTAGGGGCTTCAACATTCGAGACATGCGTCTGGATCGGGCGCTTCACGGAAATTGCAAGAGTCGAACCGACTCTCTGCTATCGCAAAGACATCAAACTTTTTCTCTGCGGAACGATGCGAGCCAAGGACGCGAACATTCGCCAAGCCTTGATCGACCTACTCGGGCCGCAGGGAACAAAGGCCCAGCCGGGGCCAACCTACGGCATCAAATCCCATACTTGGGCGGCGCTGGCAGTGGCCGTTTACGCTGCTAACAACAAATAGAAACAAAAAATGAAAACTGAAATAATAAAAATCACGCCGGAAATGGCACGTCAATGGATTGAAAAAGCAAACGATAATAATCCACGTAAAAAAATAAACTGGAACAACGTCAGGAAATTTGCGCAAGCAATGAAAGATGGAAAATGGACGACTACTCACCAAGGAATCGCATTTGATAAATTCAAGCGATTGGTTGACGGTCAGCACAGGTTGCTTGGAATTATTGAATCTGGAATTGCAATTTACTTGATGGTAACAACTGGCGTATCACTAGACTCTGTGCCAGATATGGATCAAGGTTTAAAGAGGGATACCGCAACCCTCTTAAACATAGATGATAGATGTGCTGGAGTTGTTTCGTTTTTAACAAGACTCGCTATATCTCAACGACCATCACGCTATGACTTGGAAACTATGCGATCTCTTGTTTTGGATGATACTGAGCGTCTTGTCTCTGCATGTGGTTCAGCGAGACCCAAAATATCAAGTGCCCCGGTTAAGGCAGCATTCGTTTTTTTTGATCAAAAATACAACACTAAGAATCTGTTTAACCAATACAGGGATTTCGTATTGCTCGACTTGAGAAAATTGGAAACGATTCAATGCGTTTCAACGGGATTGCGGGCATTACATCAAAGGCTAACTGGTCAAAATGGCAAGACCGTAAGATCAATCTATGAAATAAGTGCATATGAAGTTTTTGCATATACTATATATGCGCTAAAAAATCCAAATAATACTTCATTAAAAAGTATCAATGTGGAATCATTACTAACTGAGTGCCGTGATTTTTATCGCGAATTTATTCTATCCTTAAATTTGTAAAAACAAGAAATAACAATATGAACCTAACAACAAAACAGCAGGCAAAATCGGACGGCTACCGTCCACTCACCACGGCATACAAGCTGCCGGGGGAACAGTGGATGCTAGACAACATCCTTGCAGACATGAATCGCGCAAATGCGGACATCGTATTTGTCGGAGAAGATCAACAATCGGTGGAAATCTGGAAAAAATGAAAATCACAAAAGGCAAACAAACACGGCCACAACGCGTGGTCATTTACGGAGTTGAATCGGTCGGCAAAACAACATTCGCGGCGCAGTTCCCGAATCCATTGTTTCTGGACATCGAAGGCGGCACAGCACACCTAGACACCGACAGATGCGAGATTAACAGCTGGGCTGAACTTAACGCCGCGCTGAAGGAGGTCGCAGCCAGCGACTATCAGACGGTGATCATCGACTCGGCGGACTGGGCAGAGCGCCTATGCGTGGAAGACCTGCTCGCCAGCACCAAGAAGACGAGCATCGAAGACTTTGGCTACGGCAAGGGCTGGGTGCAGGTAGCCGAGCGCATGAGCCGATTGCTCACCGTGTTGGATTCGCTGATCGCGATTGGCAAGCACGTTGTCCTTCTCGCTCACAGCAAGGTCCAGCGAGTTGAGCCGCCGGACTTAATGACGGCTTACGACCGCTACGAACTGAAGATGAGCAAGCAAAGCTCACCGCTCGTCAAAGAATGGGCAGACGAGCTTTGGTTCTTCAGGTTTAAAACCAAAGTGGTGGAATCGGAAAACGGCAAGGCCAAGGGAACCGGCGGCAAGCAACGCATCATCCTGACAACACACTCGGCGGCATACGACGCCAAGACCCGCAGCGGGCTAGGCGAAGAACTCCCGATGGAGTGGGAGTCGGTCGCGCATTTATTCGCCACAAGCGCAACACCGAAGGCAAAAGCCGAACCGGCTGTTGTCGTTGTCGGTGCAGAGCATGTGCGGGCCTTTGAAATGCTCGAGGCTAATGAGGAAGCGGTCAACGCCTTCCTTGTATCCAACAAGTCCATCCAGACAGGGCAAACTTGGCGGGATGTCTCGGAGAAACTCCGCGCAAACATCGTGGCTCGCCCCGAGGCATTGATTGCAAAGGCGCTGGAAGCGAAGGGGGAGGCGTGAAGGAACTCACTCCCAGCATGGCTCCTAAGCTCGCAGAGTGTCCGGTGTTCGTCGGCGCACACGGTGCGTCGGCGGCTGCCGAGCGCGGGACGGCAATCGACTACGCGATCCGCATGGCGATGAATGGAGACATCGAAGCTACCGAACAACTCGCCGCGGAAGATCAAACGCCCGCACGGTGGGGGATTAAGACCTTGCGCCAATTAAGCGGCGGCGAGCGCGTCGAAACACGCGAGGAGTACCTTGCAATGGCAGTCCCGGGTCTCTCCAAGCTCGGGACGGCGGATGCGATCTGCAAGCGTGCTCGCTGGGTTGCAGACATCAAGACCGGCCAAGTGCGTAACTACCGCGAACAACTCGCAGCCTATGCGCTCGCCTGCATGGAGGACAACTTTGCCGAGTCTTGGACAGGCCATGTGGTGTATGTCGATCAACAGCTTGTCCGCAGCTACGACTTCACCCGCGAAGAGGCCGAGGCCACTACTCAACGGTGGATCTTAGCAGCAACGTCGCCGTTCGCTCGCCCGACGCCTTGCGAGTATTGCAACTGGTGCGCCAATAAAGACAAGTGCAGTGCCCTTGTCCTACAAAGCAAGGCCGCACTCGCAGACGTGGACGCAACAAACAAGGACACGCTCACCATCATCAAAGACCGCATACTTGCCGACCCGCTGAAGCTCTCGGACTTTGCGAAGCGGTTTAAGTTCTTTGAAAAGGAGATCGCTGAACCGCTCGTGGACGCGCTAAAGGAACGCCTAAACGCCGGAGACGAAATCCCCGGCTGGAAGGTCTCGACAAGCGCAGGCCGCGAATACGTCGAAGCCGACGCCATCGCCAAGGCGTCCGAAGGAGTCTCGAAAGAAACCCTCATCCTCGCTCTCGGTGGCAAGATGACCGGAGCAAAATTCCGCGAGTTTTGCGCGGCCGGTGGCGTGGAGGTTGACGAATCGGCAATAAAAGCAGGCGCTCCGATTACCACACTCCGACAAGTAAAGGCCAAGTAAAGGCTAAGCAAAGGCCAAGCAATCACCCCCAAAACACACAAAACCAACATCAACACAAAATAAATATGCCAACATACACACAATCAGAACCGCGCGAGACCTATTTCGTTGAGCCGGGCAAATACCAAGTCGAAATCACCAAGGGGATTGAGAAAAACAGCCAAGCTGGAAACCCTATGATTAAGCTGACCTGCCGCGTCAAACTAGCAGACGGAACAGACGGGCCGGAGATCGCAGAACACCTGACCTTCACGGCCAAGGCTGCTTGGAAGATCGACCAAGTGCGACAAGCACTCGGGCAGGCAGTTGTCCCAGGCGAAGATGTTAGCATCGAGGCCGAGGACTTCGTCGGGATGTCCGCATGGGTTATACTGGGCGAGGAGCCCGGCAGCACAAATCCGAGCATGCGATTCAACACCATTGAGCGTTGGATTGAAGCGAAGGAGACGGCGAAGCCAGCCAAGGCCGGCACGATCCGCAAATTCGTAGATGACGATTCCATCCCGTTCTGATTTAACCGCAGCAACCGGGGCGCGACGCGATACGCGCATTTTTTTATGAGTATAATCAGTGAATCAGAAAACCACTACGAGCGCATCTTGCGCGAGCGCGACGAGCTGGCCGCATTACTCGCAGCCGAAAAAGCCACGAGGAATTCCATTATCGAGAAAGGCGTGAAAACTGAGCGCGAGCTGGTCGAGGTGCGGGAGGATGTCAGGACGCTGCAAGACGCTAAACGAAAACATGAGCACAACGAGTTGGTCGCAGCGCAAGAGAATGACCGACTAAAGCGCGAGCGCGACGAGGCGAGAAAGGAAATTGATGACATCCGCAAGATGCTATCCCAAAGCGGAGAGGCGATTGGAAATGGAGTTCATGATTTTTCGATTATTGAAATGGTCGAAAACATCATCCAATCAAAAAATTACTTTATTAAAAAAAGTGATTCAGCAGAATGGGAGCGCGACGAGGCGAGGCGGCACTTGAAAGAAATAGAGGAATACGGCACAGAGGAAATCAACGCTGCCGTTGAGATTCGGCAGAAACTCGCTCATGCTCTTGTCGCTTTGGATAATATGCAAGAGCGCGAGCGGGACGAGGCGAGGGATGAAAACACCAAGCTCCTCGACATTGCAGAGCAAGCGATTGACGACTTAGCATGGTTTAACTACTCGAATGCACAGAGACTCCGAAATGAACTAAACCAACTCAAGGAGGGCGGGAAATGAGCGACACACCTGAGACGGATGCGGCGTTGTATCCGATGGATCAAGTCGATATTGTTTGGCCAGAATTTGCTCGCAAACTTGAGCGCGAGCGCGACGAGGCGAGGGTAACCATCGAAGACGCAAAGCGGGCATTAAATGCAACCGATCACGAGGGAGTCCTCTTGGCGGCACTGCGAGTAAAGGAAGAGCGCGACGAGGAGAGGGAAGATGCGGCTCAACTTGCGGACAGATTGTCTGGTTTAGAACTACGCACAACAGAGGAGCTTGCAAGGCTGGAGCAAAAGCGTGACGAATGGCAAAAATGCGCTGAACAGTTAGCATCAATAATTGGTGCGCCAGATAAATGCACTTGGGCAACAGACGATGAAATCAATGAGGCGTGGTCTGTTTTTGCAAAACTCAAGGAGGGCGCGAAATGAGCGAGAGAGACATAGAATCACCAGCAAAACCTTGGCAGGGTAAACTTTACCATTCGCGTGGTAGCTCTGATGATTGGGGGACAATTCGCGACGAGAGACACGACGCAATCATTCGTGTGCCCATTACGTTGGATGAAGAAAAATTAGTTGAACATAGGAGAGCCGGAACCGATCCATCGCAGCAAATAGTCAACGAAATACTGAACAGGATAAATGCTTATGAAGAAATCAAGCGGCAACTCGCCGAGGCGATAGAACTCTTAAAAGTAGCCTCTTGGTATGCAACTACTACATCGCAAGAAAAAACCGAAAAATTCCTACGCAAGATAGGTAAATTGGAGGACGCGAAATGAGCGATACACCAAAGAAAAATGACACCTGAAATCACTCTCAGACTCGCGATATGCGCGAACGGATGCCCAGTCGGTCCACGCCTAGAGCGAGGCGAGAAGATGCCACCATATCAACACACCTACGCGCTAGAAGAGCGTGACAAGGCTGAGGGCGACCTTGAAAAAATCAAGAACTACATACAAAAACACCACCTACAAAAACAAAAAAAATGACTGCTGACGAAAAACTAGACAACGAAATAATGTTCACGCGAAGCGTGCTCTGCGGCATGATCCGCCAGGCCGTTATCGACGCGCAAAACGACCGAGAATACCTGAGTCTCGACAACATAAACGGGCGCGAAAACAACCAACGAAGCGCAATGCAATTCCTGAACTCTGAATTTTACCGCCACCTGTGCGAGGCTCTCGGCAATGCTTCTGGCATTGGACTCCCGCATGACCGAATCCGGTTGGAGGCGATGAAATGAAATGTTGTCATTCCTAAAAGACCTCCTCGAAAAAGAAAGCGAAATCGTCGGCTATATCAGTATTGCCGGGTTCTCGGGCATACCAAAATCCGCGCTTGTCGATCCTGAAATCTTCCAATCGCCTTTAAACGGCCTAGCTTACGCAGCCGCGCATAGGTTGCATCATTCCGGTAAGCTCGTACACGCTCGGACAATCATTGATGCCATCGAATGCGATTCGTATTGGCTAAAATTGGCCGAGGAAACAGCGAAGAAAGACGGGATGCAATGCTGGCGTGATGCGATTATTTTAGCTAAAAACAATCTCGGCCTTGTGCCCAATTTGGGCGCGACAATCTGCGCGGAGCACCTGAACGAACTCCAAGCCGCAGCGAACTACCGCAAAGCCGCAAAAGTCGGGAAAAGACTGTCAGACGGTCTGATCGAAATTGGCGACGCCACAAAAGAATTGGAATCGCTCGCTAGGCCGAGATCCGCAATGGCCGGCGTTGAGATGCACACGTTCAAGCAGCTCTATGAATACAACCCCGAGGATGACGCCACAACGCTCATAGGCAACCGCTGGGTATGCCGTGGCGGGCAGTTGGTTTTAATCGGGCAGGCGGGAATTGGCAAATCAAGTTACACACTACAGCAAGCGATGACGTGGGCGCTGGGTATGCCGTTTTTTGGCATGATGCCCAAACACCCGCTTAAAAGTTTGATCGTGCAAGCAGAAAACGACATGGGAGACATGGCGGAGGTGGTTCAGGGCGTGATGACCTACGTTGTAATGAAGAGCGGCATGCCTCACCGTGAGGCAATGGAGACGCTGAAAAAAAACATCGTCGTTGCGCGAGTGACGGCGCAGACCGGCGAGGCGTTCATCGAAGTGATTCGCGAACTTATAACAAAGCACGGTCCATTCGACCTTGTCTACGGCGACCCGCTCCTGAGCTACATCGGAGACGATATTTCTCAGCAGGCCGTGGCCTCACACTTCCTGCGAGGGCTTTGCAACCCTATCGCATTCGATCACGGATTTGCTTGGGTATGGTCCCACCATACCGGCAAGCCGCAGAGCGACAGTAAGAGCCGCGCGCATTGGAATGCGAATGACTACGCATACGTGGGCCTCGGCAGCTCAGAACTTACAAACTGGGCGCGGGCGATCTGTGTATTGCAGACGACAAAGCACGAGGGGATTTTCAAACTCCTCCTCGCCAAACGTGGAACCCGTGCTGGCGTAGTCGATGAGCATGGGCACCCGACAACGGAGATTGTTTTTAAACATGCGGACAAGGGACTTCACTGGGAACCGGCGCAGATGCCGGAAGAACCAGAAGAGGAAGATAAGCCGCACAAGCGCTCAGGACGGGCGCCAAAACTCTCAGGGGTTGACGAGGCGGAGATCATCGCAAAACACGCATCTTGGCCGCAGAACGGGCGCGGGTTTTACTCGACCATGGCGGCAAAATATCGCGTATCCCGCGACACGATTGAGCGAGTTTTACGGAAGTCGAAGGCGTGAAAAAAGTGCCGCAAAACTCCAAAATCAATTTTGCGGCAAAAAAAATGGACATGAACAAGTGCCGCAAAACTGCCATCAAAAGTTTTGCGGAGTTTGGAAAAAATCAAATTAAACCAGATGAAACTACAATTCAACAATTTGCAACAAAAACACAGCACCAAAAAAAGTGCCGCAAAACTACCGCAGAATTGCCGCAGAACTCCTATTTTGCGGTTCTGGAAAAGTGCCGCAAAATTATGCCGCAAATCCCCCCCCTATAAGGGGGGGGGGGATTTTGCGGCATTAATGTTTTCGGCTACTTTTTTCAACCAGCCTAAAAAAAAATAAAAAAACCCTTCGCAAAAAAATAATCTCCCGCATACCTTCCAAAAAAACATAAATATGAACGAACCGCGAGACCCAGCAGAATACGACGAAGCCAGCTACGAAGTGGATTTTGCCGCACTGTGTGATGCGGACTCACTCAAGGCCATTCGCCTTTTCCCGACCGAGCCATCGATGTCAGCCTACCGCGAAGCTAGCGAGCGCATGATGGGAACGTTGAACACATTCATCACATTCCTTTCGGAGCATGGTTACGGCAAATCCAAGACCCTCTGGGGAATCGCATACGCTCTCGGGCATCCGCTAACCGCAGGCATGTCCATGCTTGAGGCCGCGCGATACCTAGGATGCACGAAACAGGCGATCAGCAAGATCGCGTGCGACTTTCTGACCGAGACGGGGCTGCCTCCCTCATCGGCACTCAAAAGCGAAGAGGCAAAATCAACATACAAAATAACAAATGGAAATCGTCGAACAACACACACTCACGCTTGAGGCCATCGAGTCTCGGGCACGCGAACAATACGCCCTAGCACTCCGCCATGCAGTCGACGCAAAGGCGTCCGCACGCGAGGCCGTCCTATCAATGGCGGACTGCGGGCAGATGATCCTCATGGGACGCGAACACGTCAGGGGTCCGAAAGGCCAGTGGATCGTGGGGCTGGGCATTCCGCTCCAAGATGCCGAGAAAGCCGTGTTCCTCGCGGTTCGTTCATATTTATGTTTTTTTGGAAGGTATGCGGGAGATTATTTTTTTGCGAAGGGTTTTTT